GGACTGTTTCACGTCAGAAGCGTGGGCCGGGAGTTATCAGGGAGTCCGGTATTGTTGACGGCGTAGAAGTTACGGTCGAGCGTAGAGTCGAAGACGCGCTTCAGTACAAGCTTGTTAATGATGAGTTGGTGCCAGAGATTGAAGAAGTGGAAGAGACAGTGATGATTCCAGTTCGAAAGTCAGCCGGGCTACGCCTCGGGCTGCGTTACGTTGAGTGCCTTATTTTTGAAGCAGCTTACCAAAGAGAGATGCGCGCTGACATTATGGCCCGACTTTCAGCACTGGAAAAAATATAAAATTGGGATAGACGATCCTTCTTTGATCTTTTTCTTGTCAATTCCAGGGGGTTAGGGGAAGATAACTGGCCGTCTGGAATGATGACGGCCGATGAGTAACCGTTATCCGGTTGATTGTGATCAAAGATTTTCGCCGTTTTGGAGACATCCGGCGTAATGTGTGCTTCAATCAGCGCAGTCAGATCGTAACGTGTTACTTCATTTGGGGGCCTTGAATCGGACCCTCCAGAAACGCAAAAACCCCGCCGAAGCGGGGTTGTTGCGGAAATCTGAGAAACCAAAACAGGAATCAAAGACCCTCGACAAGTCCGATTCTATGTTGGTTCTCAGTTTTTCGCAAGAAAAAACAGGACCAACATAAAAATTATGGGCATTGGACTATCCATTAAAAATCCGTACCCGGATTTTAAACCGGGTAAACCGGCAGAACTGGCGATAATCCGCCGGATGATGAAAGCGGCGGGAGGCGTTTACAGCTCCTGGCGTTTTGATTACGTCATAGCGATGGCCCGTCGTGATGGCCGGATAAAGCGTCGTCCCTCCCCTGCAAGTGTCCGCGTTCTTGAAGCTCTCACACAATGCGCCTGTTATTATTGGGATATTGTGGCCGATAAGGTCACGATCACGGCCCATAAAATGGCTATAGATACTGGTACAGCTACAGAATCGGCCGCCGGTAACTTTTCAGTGTCCCGCGTGGATCGTCATTTACGTCTAATGGATCGCCTGGGCTTGGTGAAGCTAACCCGCACTAGCTACCGGGGAGACCTGGGATGTTATGAGCCGGTCAACTTTACGTTCACGCCTCTGTTCTTTGATTTGATCGATATACCGGCGGCCGCCATCGAGAAGGCCAGAAATAGCCGGGTTGCGTGGGAAAACAAGAAGCGCAGGCAGATAGGTGAACCGATATTAACGGCCGTCGAGCTGGCAGCGGAGCGCGTTAAAAAATGGATTGCACGCTTTGCTGAAATCGTATTAACCCGTAAGCGACAGGGTGAGTTAAGACACCAACGCCGTCTGGATTTGGAGCGTAAGCGCTCCGATATTTACCGCATTGAATATCAGGCGGCATTAGCCAGAGTCAATGCCGGTACATTCTCCCCGCGTTCTACGGCTGAGTTTAGAGCTGAAGTCGAGCAACGAACCAACCGGCGAATGACAACACGTAAACTACATACCCGACTTTCTACGGTTTAACCCCTCTCCTGATAACCCGGCCAGCGCCGGGGGCCTCGTCACGTCCGCAATAAATTAACGCTCAAAAAACGCACAGATAAAGCCTGTAAACGAGGTAGCGACGTCTGCCGGAAATTGTTTTTGTCTCGATCTCCTCAATTCTCCGGTCGTTTTTTTGACCTCTTTTTAGTTATCCACATTAAACCGCGTCGGACCTCTTATTTATTACGCGAACAAGCTCTCTTAAAATAAGCGTGAAGTCTTTTTTAAATCTTGGGTTGTTAATCTTTTTAAAGAATTAAACCTGTACGCCCCACAGGTGGGGATAAATGACCGCCCTTGCAGAGAGCTAACGCTCTCGCCGGTTCGGTAGTCGCTACGCTCTATAGGTAGCTCCTCCAGCTTTTGGCTGGAGGCAGGGTGAGGCTGAAAGGACAGGAACAAAACGGCACGTTTTGTAATAAGCTCCCGTATCGCTGATGACCCGTAAAAAAACCGGCTTTGCAGGATGGAGGGGGCGATCTGCATCAGGGATGAAAAATTATGCACTTTTTCAGCCACTGACGGCCACATACTGAAAATTAGCCGTACTTGTTCGCCTGTGAGAGAAGATTGCTTAAAACGGCCGTTTGGGGCCTTAAATGCGCTCAAATCAAAAACCTGATTTTGTTAACAAATCAATAACACAAAAAAGGCGTTTTTTTGGTGGGGATCGCTGGTTGTTTTACCGGTTACGGTTCAGTTTCATGTTGAACCTCGATCCGCTGATTCGCAAAACGTACAATATGTTAAATACCCCCCGAAATCGGCAAAAATTAGCTCTTGCGCTAAGTTAGTGTATAGGCTAATATTGTAGCTATGGGAGGGAACACGATGTTCACCGTAATTTTTCATGAAGAAGCTGAATCCGAGTTATCGGATTTACCCGCGCCACTCCGGGCAAAGATGGTCAGGCAGTTACAGAAGCTGGAACATAACCCACAGCAGCTCCGGGAGCCGGATACAAAGCCAATCGGCGACGGATTATTTGAGATAAGAGCAAAGGCGGGAGATATAGCGCGCGGGTTGTGGGTGTATCAAGTCGGGAAAAAGATTTATCTGTTGAGGATCTTTATCAAGAAAACGACAAAGACACCGCCGGAAGAGATCGCCCTGGCGTGGGCCAGGCTGGAGGAGATGAAAGACGATGGCTAAAAAATCGATAACGCTTGCTCAGGTTCATGAAGGATTTATGCGCGATCAGGAGTATCGCGCCGCTTATGAGGCTGAGTTAGAGCAAGAGCGTCTCCAGGAGACGCTAACAGCCTGGAGAAAAGGCGCGGGGCTAACGTCCGCGCAGGTGGCCGAACGGATGGGAATCAAGCCGCCCACAGTCTCCCGGATGGAAAAGAATGCAACGAAAATGAGTTATGAGACGTTGCGCCGGTATGCTAATGCATGTGGAGTGCATTTTAAGCTACAGCAAATTTAAACAAAAAAAGCCAGCTAATAAGCTGGCTTTTTATTATCTGAAGTTTATTTTTTAACTATGCTTTCGCTTGTACTCAGTGAAGCTGTTAATTAATAAATCTTTCATTGAAAGATTATTCATTGCGGCAAATGTTTTAAACTCCTGAAAAAATTCAGGGTCAACATTAAAATGCATCGGCTTTCCTCCAGCGCTTTCTCTTGCTCCTCTGGACGTAGTTTGGATTGCGGTTGCTGTTTCATCCAGTCCCGGCGCTTTACGGTTTTTTTTCGGTTTGTTAGATGGTGCTGCCATTTTAAATGTCTCCTGTCAGGCTTTCAAATTTCGCAATTATGCCCTGAATTACATGATCCGCTTTCGCGCGTGGTCCTGGGAATGTACATTCAATAATACTTCTTCCTACGTCCTGGGCTTCCCTTAATGATGGAAGTCTTGGAATGTAACCATTTATAACTTCATATGGAAGCGGTGAAAAGTAATCACAGGATTTTTCGTAATCCTTATCACGTGCCGTCTGTGTTTTCTTTTCATCGATGCCAGAAAATACAATGCAAATTTTGTCAGGGCTTATCCCTTGTAGAACAAGAGAATTTGCAAAATTAGCTGTACTTTCCATGTCGTCAATGGAAAAGCCTGTCGGGAGAACTACCAAATCGGCTATCAATGCTGTATCGATAGCTGATTTTGTTGCAAATGCCGGACAGTCAATAATAATTAGATCGTTATTTCCTGTCTTTAACTCTCTTTCAACAAGAGAAACCGCGCCAAATGATTTAACATTCAGTGCCGGTAAAATTCCAGCCTCTTCCCGTCTTGATACAAATTTCCTGGATGTGGCTTGCCCCTGTTCCATGTCTGCAATGAGGGTATCCCATTCCGCCACCGTGTACGCAACGGACAACGCGCGTACTATAGTTGACTTTGTGATCCCTCCTTTACTACCCATAACCGCGATACTTTGAGTCATAGCCTTTGCCCGTAATGAGTGAATGTGATGAACCGTTACAGGCTAGACTAGCAGATAAGAGGCAAGGAATAAACAAATATATATTTATATAAAACAACATTTACACATTGTTGTTTACCCGCTCAAGATCCGCCGCTTGTTCTACTAGTTCTTTGATGCGGGTCAGGGCGGAGGCTTGTTCGATACAGAGGGTTTTTGCACTATTGATTAATGAGTCTATGGCGATTAATTCAGATTCAGCAGCATTAGAAATACTGGATAGTGCTGCGTTCAAATAATATACATTGGTTACAGCAATGTTGAATGTTTCATCATATTTTTCAGTATTTGATTTATATACCAACCAGTGATTTTCCATTTTTTCAAGATGTATTTCTTGTAATTCAGATAAAAATTTTATTGCGTTGAGGTTTTCGTGCGTAAGTTTTTTTTCATATTCATAAATCAACGACCTAATTGCAATGTTTAATCCTTCAAGTGTAATAACGATGTTTTTTACATCATGCATGTTATGGCTCCTCTCACTAGCTTTATGTAAAACTGCCGTTAGAATTTAATCCAATTCTTAGGTTACTTAATTTAATAAATATTAAAAAATAGTGCAGCAATGCCGCACTATTTTGCATGGTTATCGAAAGCGCGTTAATCCAATAACTAAACCTACAACTTCGATATTTTCAGAATTGTCATCTACGAAAATTGGTGGGAAGTGTGATTCATTGTTTGTTGCATAAACAGTAAACCCATTACCGCCAAATTCTCGCCGCGCCCATCTAAATATATACCGTCCTGTTTTATCCTTCATGCAATAAATATTAACGCTATCAACTTTTTTTCTGCCTGTATCTACCAATACATCATCATCAGGAAGGATATCAGGGACCATAAAATTGTCATTGGCTCTAATAACCCTAATATTTCCAGGGTATGAACCTATCCTTTTTAAATGATGAATTGAATACATTGCATAATCAGATGATTGAAGGGATTTTTCTGGTGATGAAGGGTTTACGAGGTGATATGAATAATCCTCGTTTTCGTCAACATGTTCTGAATATGTCGCAAGCCATGCCGGAGAACACCCTAAAACCCCCGCTAAGTGTCTAATTGTGGCTAAGGATGGCTGTCTGTTCCCTGCTTCATAGTTCTGAAGGGCAGAACGTGACAGGCCAGTTCTACGGGCAAACTCACTTATTGAAATATTCTGCGTTTGTCTAAGCGTTTGTATCCGCTTCCCCACGTTTTTCATGATCTCTGTGTCTTGGTCTCGCATAGGCTCTCTGTTTTCCTCTTATAAAAGTTATGGGAGGCCAGATTGTCACATGTTGAATCTGAGTAGTCTCATGCGAATGCAAAAATATTGCTTACAGTCAAGGAAAATAGTTCTCACCTGAAGTTAATATGCGTCTAAACTGAAGTTTTACGTTATTCAATTTGAAGTGATAGGGTGCGAATTGTGGTTGATATCAGTTTGCAGGAATGGGTGAAAAAGATCGGCTCACTACGTGCGGCCGCTGAGATTTTAGGTATCCCCATATCAACGCTAGGGGCATATTGCCGGGGGGCTAGATATCCGCACCCGCTGATAATGCGCCAGCTCAAACAACGGATCGGAGATATTGTCGATTTAGATCGTATTTCTGAATCATGGGCCGCTCAGAGAACTACCCGCCGCCACCCTTCCCGCCTGATGCGTGGGAATGTTTTGATCAACAACCTGGATAAGTTAACGCGCCTTTATGAAGAGGCCGGGTTATCTCGTTCAGGCCTCCATAACGCCTCCCACTTTCTGGAGCGCTGGAACACAACCAACGTCACCGCAAAAGAAGTCAGAACCGCGATCAGCTATTTACGGGCAGAGAAAAAAGACCCGGCCAGCGTTCGCCTTATTCATGAATCAATAGGCGCAGCGCGCCGTAAATGCCTGGGGGAGTTAGCTAAATGATGATCATGGCCTTTTTGGGTTCGGCACGATCTGAACAGTTGAAATTTATTGAGCGGTTAGCGCAAGAAATAGCGCCGGACTACCGCGTTAAGATGGTCAATTTTGCAGGTTTACCGGTCGCACAACGGATAAATACAATTCGTCGTTGTTGCGCTGAAGGCATCCCCCCTTATGCGGTTCTTGCATTCACCGGGATCACGACAGAAGAGGAAATTATTTTTCTTCAGAAGCGGCGCGCGTCGTTCGTTGTCATGCCAGGTTCGCTCCCTCGCGTTCTAATGACCGGCAGCATCGAAATTGACCATTCTTTCATCTTTGCGCACATCGATCCGCAGACGTTAGACACTGAAGCAAAGCGGCGCACCTATCAGGACCCTGAAACCGCTTTTTCATCCTGCCTGTTAGCTGAAATGAAACGTAACAGGGGGACCGTGAATGCAATTTGTTAAGGGTTCGGCGCTGATGTGCGCGCGGCCGTCATTCCAGCGCTATCTGTCTACAAAAGTTCGTTACGCGGTCACTTCTCCAGAACTGGCGGCCGCAGCGCTCCGGGAGCTGGTGGGGATCACGTCACGCCGTGAGCTGGCAACTAATACGGCCGCGCGTATCCGTTATCAATCGTTAATTGCAGCGTTTAACGCCTGGGCCAACGCACAGGAGCGCGCGTGAACGGGAGAACGCCGACAAAGAAAGAGCGCCTGTATATAACGGCGTGTCTTTCTTATGTGGGATGCATCGCGTGTCGTCTCGATGGCCGCGATATTGAAAATCCGGAAGCCTGGACAGAGTTTCATCATGATCCCGATTACGGGAGCACAGATGAACATTGTCATTTTCATGGGTTCGGATTGTGCGCCGTACATCATAGGGGCGTTTTTCCTGCCGGTTGCGTACCGGACAGAAGCATAGCGATACGGCATCCCCAGCAAAGCAACACAGCGCGATTCATGCAGGTCTACGGGCCTGATGAGTTGTTGTGTCTGTATGTGTGGGAACTGATACCGGCGCACATAAAACAGGAGATAGGTTTTGACTTCTCAACGACTTAAATTCCGGGGGTTTAAAGGTCCCCGCGTATCTAAATACGGAAGCCGCCGGTGTGAGTATGACGGCCAGAAATTCGACTCTATGAAAGAGTGTGATTATTACAAGCGTCTGAAGCTTTTACAGCGCGCCGGGGACGTTCTTATGTTTCTGAGACAAGTCCCCTTTCATATTCCCGGCGATGTTAAGTACCTGGTAGATTTCCAAATTTTTTGGGCCTCCGGGGAGGTTGGTTTTGTCGATGTTAAGGGCTTTAAAACGGCTGAATATAAGCTCAAAAAAAAGCTGGTAGAGCATCATTACCCGATTGTTATCGAGGAAGCGTGACAGATGGTCCGGGATTTAGATCGCCTCCTGGATTTGTGGGCCGCGTGGGTGATTAACGGCCATATGCTCTCGAGTGGCCGGGGGTTTATGCCTGAATCGTGCGGTGGTGGTGCTGGTGGAGGTGGTGGAGCTGTAATGGCTAATGATGTGATTGAAACGCGGATAGAGGTCATTGTGTCGGAGCTGGGCCAACGGGATAAGCGCGCCGAAATCGTGTTACGGGTTGAATTTGGGATTATTGCGGCCGCTGGCTGGCGATCCTCTCCCCGCCGTCAGCTTGATAAGGCGATACGTCTTGGAATCAATCTGAATCAATACCGGCGCGCTCTTACGAGGGCCAGAGCGCATGTTATGAAGTGCCTGGAAGCCTTCTGGGGGGTGCCCGTTTCATGACCTGAATCAAATAAATGATTAAATGTATAAATATATAAATGTTTAAATGTTTATTTATACATTTAGGTTTCGTATAGTCACCCCATACCAACAAGGGGGACGGAAAATGAACACATTAAGCATTCAGAATTTAGGCCATATCACCGCAGTAGCTAAGACAGCTAGCGCAATGGCGCAGCGCACAACGTTGAAAGAAGCGCGCGCGTATATCGAATTTCAGACCGGCCGTGAATGGGTAGAGTGTGCGGCCGTTTTTGAGCAGGTCCTGAAGGTCCGGACCAAAAAAGAGTTTTTGTCTTTGTTATGCGCCATCGAGGAGAGTCACGAAGAAGCTCAACGCCTGGCTGTCATTGCCCGTAAAGCGCGCCGCCTGGTTGAAGTTGCCGCCGGTAAAGGCATTGCGTTAACAGAGGAAGCGGCGCGCGGATACATGGCGAAAACGGGATCAGTCGCTACCGGATTAGCGATGGCGATTGATGATATTGAACCGGCACACATTGAAGCACTGAAAGAAAACAACCGTTTCGACTGGCTGGCTAATCGCTGGGGGTTGTTCTGGGGAGCCTGTGACAATTCCACGCGCCGCACAATGATCGAGGCCGCCCACGCGGAAGCCATCAGGATTAACCAGTCAGATTCTGGATTAAAGGGAAAAGCCTGGAGAACGGCTGAAGCTGGTTTCCAGGCGGCGGCCGAGAGTGGCAATTGCTACGAGATCAAAAGCGAGCTGTTAGCGGCGCTGGTGGGTGAGCTGAAAAGCCAGGGGACCACGTTTGAGATCCGAAGCTATGAATACATTGTTGTCATGTGTGCTGGTTTACGCGGCGACTTTGAGCCGGAGCGGGGCGTAATTATTGCAAATACAAATGACCGTCAAAAAACGGATGTAGTGAGTAAGCGGATCAGAAAGCTGGTGGCTAACTGCCAGGTAAAACAATCAATTTTTGAGAAGGTTAAGAGCATGGCTAGAAGAGTTGTTAGTGGTGAATCTTTGCCGTTTTCTTTCTCTGGTGTGTCCGGACACATTGAGCGCGAAAAGAATAATTTTGTTGTGTTCTGGTGCGGTCAGCGCCGCTATCTGGCGACGTTATCTGATGCGATGAGAGAACACGTAATAACAGTGATAAGCCGCGCCGGTTGGCTGAGTGGTGGCGGCATTGTCAGACCGTAAAGCGGCCCAGCGCCAGCGGGATAAGGCTGGCGGTTTTGTGCGCTTAGAGTTGCGCATTGAAGGGGCGGAGCTTGCGTTACTCGATGAGCTATGCGCCGCGTTGCGGCCGGGAAAAGCAGCATATACCCGGCCGGAGCTGGTGGCCCTGGCTATCAGGAAGATTAGCAACGATTACCGGCGCAAGCTGGCAAAGAATCAGACGTGTAAGAAATGCGGAGAAGCCGCGCCGGTTGTGGAGTGTATATGCGCCGGTGATTCTGAATGTTGGTTGAATTGGGCACGCCGCAATCTACAAATGAATATTTAATTATTTAAATAAATAATTATTTATATATGCGCGTAAGCGCCTGGAGGGTACATGGAACAGGTTACAAAAATTGGTCCGGAGCCGGTGGAACGTTCGCCGGAGGGCTGGTGGGTTCATCCCGCCTTTTCTGCGTTTCTCGATGGCCGTGAGTGGGTAACAACCGCTGATTTTCACGACTGGTTAAACCGTAACGGCTTGCGCTGTTATACGACTTATTTTGATGTGGATGAAGATTCGCCGGTGGCGCGGGAGTGGTCCGCGTCTGGATCATTCGCTGGATGGGAACCGGAGCGCCCGGACGGAGAAGGCTGGTTTATTGGTTCAATCCATGAAAGCGAGGATGAAGGGCCGTTGTGCGTCTGGTTTCGTCAAAAGGAGGGGTAACAGTATGCGCATAAATTGCTGGATCACTCAAAACAACCGGACCGCATTAAGCGATCTGATAACCGCAGTGAATATAAAACGCGCCGAAATGGGGTTGTGTGAGGTAAGCCAGGCGCATGTGTTGAATGAATTCTTCAGCGCGCCGCAGAAATGAGCACTATCAATCTGTGTGGTGTGTTTCTTGTGAAGCAATCCCGCGCGGAGTGTGAGCGGGTGGGGGTTAAGAGGGAATGAATAAATTAACTAAAACCAGATTCACCAAAGAGCAGTTAATAACGCATATCACGCGGCATAGCGACGAAATAAACAGGCTTATAAAGCAGCAATCACATCACGATAACGAGTACAGGAAAAAGCTGTTAGCTGTTAATGAAATCGCACTAGCAGCGCTAACCGCAGAGCCTGCAAAGTGCGGACATATCAACTTGGATTGCGACGATGGCAAAGCGGTGTGCCTGTCGTGTGGAAAGGTGTGGGAGGTTTAAATAATGGCATTCACCAAAGAACAGTTGATCGCGCACGCAGAAGGGACCATTGAATCACAGCGGCAGTGCATTCCGGGCGCGAATGACCCTGAAAACGTACGCACCTACGAGATGGATATTGCAGTTTTGGAAATCGCGCTGGCATCGCTTACCGCTAACCCGGTGGCGTGGACAGATAAACAGGAGTTATCCCATACCCGCTCGCGTTGCAAAAGCGAGGGAGCAATGGGGCATCCGGTAGTCATGGAGCCTAACGCGCTGGAAATGATACTTGATGCGGCAGAGTGCCAGGAACGCCACGCTGAAGAGGGTGAAGCGCAAGCCACGCTAAAGCGCCTGGCGATAATTATGGCCGGTAGTGATTCTGGTGGCGAGTTGGCCGCGTTAACGGTAACGGCGCAATCGCTGGTGGATCGCTGTAAGGCGTTAGCGGCCGCGCGTGAAGGTTTATGTAATACCCCTTTGCCTAAGTCAGCGTGTGATGTACTGAAGGAACGCAACCGGCAAATCACGGTTAAGGGTTATTCCACCGATCAGGATGATACTTATATTGAGGGAGAATTAGCGGCAGCGGCGATCAGTTACATAGAGCCGATGGAAGCGGAAAATTATTGGCCTGCTGGTTGGCTTGATGACAGTTTTAAGCCGTCAGACTATCGCCGGAATCTGGTTAAGGCCTGCGCGCTACTTTTTGCAGAGATAGAGCGTTTTGACCGTCAGGAGGCCCGACAATGAGCAAATCACCAAAAGAAATGTATGCAGTTCCGGACTGGATGCGTCAATTTCTCCCGCTATTCCAGAACACCGGCGGAAATGATGTGGAGGCGCTTCTACATGATGAAGACACAAACATGTTCGCGAATAGCATTCGTTTCATGTTTATTGTTTCGGCGCGCTCTCAGTTCGGAATTTTAATGGAAATGCATCGCAACGGGTTTATTGAGAATGTTAAAGGCGGTGCAGCATGACCGACAAACAGGCGCTGCGTCTGCGCAACTATCTCGACACGGCACATAAATCCGGGGTTAAGCTTTTACACCTTTCGTCTGATGAGCTTGAAGGCCTGTTGAATGAACTGGAAGCCAAAGACAAACTCAACGCCGAGCTTATGGAAAAACAGCGCCTGATAGATATCTGCCAGGGGCAAGGGCTGGAGCATCGCATAGCGGCAGAGAAACGGGCAGAGGCCGCAGAGAGTCGCATAGCAGAACTGGAGGCGCGAACTATAACTGTGAAGTTTGAGCCAATCCCTATGGAAGAACTTGGCAACCGTCGAGACGGTAAAAAGCACCCGTATATGTTTGGGGCTGGCTATAACAGCGCTGTAGTTCACTGTGAAAGCGTAATGCATCAGGCATGTGCCGCCGCTGGCATTGGCGTGAAGGGGGAGTGATGGGAGTCGTTGAGGGTTACAGCGCAGACCTTTACTGTGATTGTGATAGTTGTCAAAGCGGTGAGGAATGCATACCGAAATCAGTGGATTTATCCGGGGATAGCAAGGCCAGCATAGACCGCCAGATAAAATTGCTGGGCTGGACTATCACAAAAGACCGGATGAATTGCTACGCGCCAGGGCATAAGCCGAAAGGGGGTAGCGGTGGATAATGATTACGATAATGTCATTCCGTTAGTTCAGCCTAAATTAGATGAGGAGAGGCTTTTAGACGTTGTAATAACAGATCAAAAAGACTTAGGGCATAAAATCTGTAACCACTGGAAAACTCAAATTTCAGAAATAAACAGAACGTTGGTTTGTTTGCAGTGTGGTTTAACACTCGATCCGTTTGATGTGATTTTAGAAAGGTCAAGGAACGGAGAGAACATCATAAAAGATATTAAGGAGCTTTATAAAAGGCGTGATGAATTACGTGAATCTGTAGCCAATCTTGAGAGAGAAGAGAAGAACGCTAAGGCCCGGCTACGTTCAGCGCGTACAGCGATTCTTTTTGCTGAAAATGATCTCAAAAACATGGAGGAAAAGTGATGGCCGCAGAGAATGGAAAGCTGACAGCACCGGCGGAGCCGTGGGAGAGTGAGGGGATGTTTTCGAGCTGGGAACCGGCATTCATTGAGATCCCATTTGAACCGCGAAGCGGAAGGACCACGGCCGCGCTATCGATCATCAAGAAAGCGAACAAAGCAGGCAAAACAGCGATGTTAGCGACTACGCATGATCAGGGGCGATGGTTGGAGAGGGTAATGTGTTTTCCGCGTGTCTGGATAGCGCATATTGGCGATTTAGACACATTATCGCGCGCTGGTGTGCTGGTGGTTGATGATGCGGAGTTAATGGAGGTTGTATTCAGTAAAATTTACCCGCGTTCTGGTAGCTTGCGCGCACATCTGGCTAAATTGGCAAACGCGCGCATATACTGGCTTACTAGAAGTGTATAAATATTTAATTAAACATTTATACATTATTGCTTGCATGAGGACCAACGGTCCGGTATATTACACACATAGGCCCGGCACATCGCAAGGGCCTCTTACCGGAAACGATGAAAATGATTACAATCCGCCGCAACGCATTCAAAAAAATCTCCTCCATCCTCGCCACTTCTAAAGGCGTTCTGTTTTGTTCTTCCTCTATGCGTATCGATGATGCTTACGATACTGATTATCGTGTTTCAACCGCTGAAGAGGCTTTAGAGTGGCTGAAAGAAAACCAGTCTGAGGCGCGTGTGTACCTGGACGGAAATAAACTGGTGATCAGTGGCCCTTACTACTTCTGTGATCACATTACCGCTTATCTCGATGAGGCTGATTTTATCGCTGAAGCGGCGCGCCTGGTTGAAGGTTTTGAAGTTTCCGCGCCGGTGGCCGTTGAGGTATCCGCGCCGGTTGTTGAAGTTGCGGCCGTTGAAACTGTTCAGGATTCCCCGGCGCTGGTGGCTGCTAATGATGATAGCTACGAGCTGAAGGGCGCTAATGATGATGTTTACGAAATTGAGCGTGATCCGGAGCCGAAAGTAACGGCCCCACGTTCACCAAAAAAGGCCGCGCCGGTGGCGATGATCTCCGCTCTCCCTGATGGTGGATTTTACCTGGAGTCACGCGGCCACAAAATGACACTTACTTTTGACAACAATTTAAACCTGTGGGAAATGCACACAGACAACGCCTCTTCTCGTGCCTGGCGTGGTCTTGGGGTTCGGTTCTTTGATTCTCTGGAAGAGGTAGAGCGTTCTTACAAGAGCTGGCGTGGTGTCTCACAGTTAACGGAAGGAACAGAAAATAATGCTCACTAAAGCACAGGAGGCGGCCCGAATTGCCGCCATCGATGCCGGTTTAAATCCTGGTACTTTGAAGGCGTTCCCGGATGGTTGGGAACAGCCTACCGGCGCGGAGGTTCGGTTAGTTCTCCAGTTGGCAAATTTAACCGGGTCGAAAGCTGGTGATCTGACTGGTACAGACTCGCGGAGCGTTCGCCGGTGGGTATCGGATGATAGAAAAATTTCGTTTGCGGCGTGGGCGGTTCTGTTGGCCGGTGCAGGGCTGGGTAATATTTGGGAAGGTGTAGCCGTTCCCGCGCCAGCTCCCGCGCGTAAGAAAGGTTGTACGGTGTCCGATCTGCATAAAGCGCGTACATTAGCCGCTCAAGCCTTCAAAAACGATGTTTATGGTCCTGGCGGTTTTGTTGTTGTGCTTAACGGTGCTGTGAGCGGTTGGGTTGCATCATTAGATCATCCGGAAGGGTGGGAGCCTGGTTGTATTGCTGTTGATGATGTGGGGCGCGTCTGGCTGGCGTTCGGTGGTAGTCAGTATGACGGCGCGGAGAGCTGGGAGCCGTTACAGGACGTTGAGCCAGAAACGCGCGCCGGTGGTGGCGAGTCTCGATCTAAGCTCGATGATTTGCGAACGGCGGCTAAAGCCTACCTTGCAACGCTTGAAAGACGGCCGCGCGCTGGTTACGTGATAATGCCTACAGAGGGAGAGGCGTTTAAGTGTTCGGCGGTTAAGCCTAAGCCGTGGGGTCAATTTCCGGGCTGTGTCGCTTACAGTATTGGTGATGGATCGCTATATGTAGCGGTTGGGGATCATGAGGAGTTTAGAGGCATGGCGGAGCGCTGGGAGCCGTTATTGTAGGTGGGGCGTGACGGGTCGCGGCCCGTCATGATCACTTATTTTTGCTTTGTAGTTCGTCCGTTTAGCCAAAAGAGGTGATGATAAAAAAATTTATCAAACACATGGAAAATACAATGAAAAAAATCTGTGTTTTTTTATGTTTCCTGGCGTTGATCGGATGTAAGCCGAAAGGAAAGCAATTAGAGCAGATCGATAGCGATAAAGGGTCTGATTTTTTAACTTTCTCACAGCGTGTGGTGCTAGGTGAGCGGATTGTAAAACGTCATTTAGGGGCAAGATACCGCAATCCTGTTTTCGATTCTTTCTATCATTCTATTGGTGAAAATGATGGCTATGTCTGTGGAAAAATTCAGTGGAATGATGCGCGCTCACAGACGACAAAAGAAAACAGTTATTTTGTATATGTGTCTTTTACTGGTTCTAAGGTTGCAAGCAATTCACAGCCTACATTGTTCGAAAACGGCCAGGATTGGGCGCGGGAAAAGTATCGATTATTATGTTTTGATTAAATATATATTTATATAAATGTATATTTAAAGTTTATTTTTAAATCAATTTGATGGCGACAAGTAAAGGACGTTAAGTCTGATGATATGGAGCGCTATCGGAGCATTTGTGGTTAGAAAGTCTGTTTTATTGACTTGATGTGATACCGGGCGCTATAGTCCCCACGCGGCCGCAAAATCGGCCGCCGGGGTTAGCGTCCCGGATAACCAAACGAACGCAGACCGCGTGAGCGGTTTTTTTATGCGTACAGTTCTGCCGTACATACGAATTATGGCGGGCTGTGTGGGGGCGGAGAAATCCGCGCCGGGTTTCGTTTGTCCGGTAACGCTAACTCTACACAGTTCGCCACCCGCTTTAGCGTTGCTGGTGGTGATAACTCAAAATCAAACGAGGTATCACATGAAAAGCACACAATTAGCCACGCTTCCGATCTCCCCGGACACCTTATCCCCGATCATCTATAACGGCGTTAGAGTTGTTACAACTGGTTTGCTAGCCTTACTTTATGGCGCAAGCGTTAAGCGTGTTCAAAATAACTATTTACGAAATGAAAGCCGCTTTGAGATGGGAAAACATTATTTCAAGCTGGAGGGGGGAGAGCTGAAGGAGTTTAAGAACCGGCCCTCTTTAAGAGGGTCAGTAGGACCGAGAACAACGGCTCTTTTGCTCTGGACAGAACGCGGCGCGGCCCGTCATGCGAAGATGTTAGAGACGGATTTAGCCTGGGAAGTATTCGAACGTCTGGAAGATAGTTATTTTAACGTTGCGCCGGTGGCCGATGATGATTTTACGTCTGAGGGTTTCCCGTCAGTAGCTGGGGCGCGTGTTTCCGCCTGGAGTTATGCGGATCGTATTTTGCGGCAGTGTAACCAGTACGCTGAGAGGCGGGGGATTGATATTGACCGCTGGGAGTCGGTAGACGCTCAAAAGATGGCTGACGGGCTTTTAATGGACATTCTTTCGCGTCATAGAGTCGTGTTAAAGCTAAATCATCGTTTTGAGCTGGTGGCCTCGATGGAGAACGCCGGAGATTTGCTTGTATCCCCTGGCAATGCGGCCAGCGTAATTAACCTGGTATCGCGCATCGATGATAGCGACGTATTAGCGGAAATGTTACGCGCCGGGGTTGATCATTTGGCGGCATTGAAAAAGCCAGTGTGACCGGACACGCGCATAATTGAGATAAGCCTGGGCCTAATGCCTGGGCTTTTTTGTGCTCGATGCCAGCGCATCCAGACAGCGCATTTTATGCAGATTGAATAATGCTTGTTTTATAACTACTGCAAAATGAATAAGTTACTTCAAAATGAATAAATATATTGTCAAAAATCTGATTCAAGTCAACTTAATCCAAATTGAAGTTAAAAATGCTTCCTTTTGTGGTTGTGTGCCGCGATTTTTGCCTCTATGCTTTTTATAACGTGGTGTTGCTGCGTTGGTGTGGTTAGGTAAGACTCTGTTTTTCCTTCTTATTTATATTTTTATTTTTCCTCGACAAATTAGCCCCGCGTGATGGGGCTTTTTTTTGGCTGAGATTAATCAAGATAGTTACAACATTAAGAATATTGTTTTTGTTCTGGTGCAGTCCTTTTTCATTTTTGCCCCTTAGATAAACCGGCGCGGCGTTCCCGTCTCTCTGTTTTGTTTTTCCCGCCGCGCCGGTTTATCTAAGTGCCAAAAACGATAATCAATTTTTTTGATTGGCATGGCGCGCGATCGGAGGTTGGCCAGTCAGCTGCGTGGCGCCGGCGCCGAAATTGAAAAACAGTTAAATCATTAACTTACATAAAACACGTCTAAAAAAACTCATTCATTATTATTGAATGAAAACGGCGTTATGATGGGGGGTAACGATGGATAACAACCACTTTTCACAGGCTACAGGATGCCACTTGAGCACAGCAAAAGTATGGCGGCCGGTGCTGGTGGCTGAAATGGAAAAGGCAGGGATAAGGGAACGCCTGGATGTTTGCATGTTGCTAGCATTGAGTGCGGCCAACACGGAGGAGTTTAGCCGTGTGTCTGAAGAGTTTAATTACAGCTCTGGAGAGTTGCGCCGGTTGTTTCCTGGTAAGTTCTCTCCCTATCAGGCGTCAATGTTGGGGTATCAGATGTTAGAGAAGGAGATCCCGATCTCCAGACAGCGCGCTATAGCAAATCTTTCCTACGGTGGCCGCGCCGGTAACACTGATAAAGAGGATGGCTGGAATTTTCGATCACGTGGTTTGCTACCGGTACGCGGACGGCGCGCATATAGTGAGCTATCGGGGCTGGTGGCTGTTGATTTGATAGCTAACCCGGATGAGTTGTTAGAGCCTGAGATAGCGGCCAGGGCTGCATGTGCGCTATTTGTGGCGCGTGGTGGGGCTGGTGTGCGTAATGCTTCCGTTGCGGCGTGTCTTTTCGGTCTGAGTGATGATGCGCACTCTGTAGTACAGGCAAATTATCGGAGAGCGCGCGCGGCGCTGTGATGTATAAATAAATATTTAAACATTTATACATTTAACGCTTGATGCAGGACCAACGGTCCGGTATATTAAACGCATAGGCCCAGCACACAGCAAGGGCCTCATACCGGGGGAACCGATGAACAAGAAAGAGAGCGCGTTTAAAATTGGTTATGAAGCGGCAAAGGCTAAGACGGCCACGCCGTTCTGTCATAACGTTGAGGCTTCCGCACTTCTGAAGGGAAACAAGCCAGGAGATCCGGAGAATGTCGAGGTGATGAGCGCTTATTATGATGGCATTGATAAAGCCGCTGAAGAGGAGTTGTTAGAGCTGATGCGCGCCGACTCCTGACAGTTTGAAGCCTCGCCGGGTGGCGGGGCTTTGTCATGTATAAATATTTATTTAAACATTTATACATTTAACGCTTGATATAGGACCAACGGTCCGGTATATTACACACATAGGCCCAGCACATAGCAAGGGCCTGATACCGGAGAAAACCGATGAAAGCAAAAATGTCTCAAGCCCAGCAAAACTACATTACCGCTCTTGCTCTCTACGATGCAGAGTTTAACAGTGAATCTATGGACATGACCGCGTTTGAGAACGCCCTGGAGCTGGTGGATTTACGTGAGCGTGAGTTGTTCGCGTGGGGCCGTGACAATGCGCGCCAGTTCTGCAAAGCATTCAATAAAAGCGCTGATGAGTCTGAAGCCATCAATCAGATGTTTGAAAAGCTGATTGCCGGTGACTACGTTCACGCAGGACAGAAAGACAAGATCATAAAGCTGTGTTTAAAACTCGCAGCGTAGAATTGAGGCCCCCAGAAATGGGGGCATAAGAGGACAGCACACTACAGCGTTTTATCCGACTAATCAGGGGTGGTTTGTTGGGTAGTGTGTTGCCCTGTTATTAAGTGACCGCCTCCAGAGGGCGGTTTTTTTATGCCTGAAATCTGGAGCGATTATGCCTAGCAATATTCCCCCCGGCTGGTGGGGTGCGGTACTTCATTTTTTGCATGAAAACAGATTGCCAATTCAAGGAGCTATAACAGCGTTTTGGATCGCAATCTGTTTTTCATTATGGGATGGGGTCGCTTGGAGACGTTCTATTAACGCCGGTTTTATATGTGCGCTGGTGGCTTTAGCGGTTGCTAGTGCGTTCGAACAATTGGGCGTTTCCGATCTCGATTGGTCGTTTGTCATTGGTGTGTCTGTTGGCGCTGCTGGTGTTGATCGTTGCCGTTCTCTGATTAATTCGGCCGTCACATTGTTTGCAAATAAGAAGGGGGTTAATGATGGTAAAAGTTAATATTTTTTGTCTGGTGGCAAGGAGGAAATATGAATCTTGAACAATTTAAAAATGCCGCCGGTGTTAGCAGTGAATTAGCCGCTCGATGGTTCCCGTACATCGATAAAGCGATGAGCGCATTTAATATCATCCAACCGGTGGATCAGGCGATGTTTATCGCTCAAATGGGGCATGAAAGCACAGGTTATAGCCGCGTTGTTGAGTCTTTTAATTATTCACCTGAAGGCCTGACAAATACCTTCAAGAAACATCGTATAACTCCAGAGTGTGCCGCTAAGATTGGCAGAACGGCCACTCATCCGGCAAATCAGCAAGCTATAGCAAATCAGATCTACGGTGGCGCATGGGGTCGGGAGAACCTGGGGAATACAGAGCCGGGAGACGGCTGGAAGTATCGTGGGCGTGGTCTACCGCAAATCACCGGCCGTCGCAACTATAAACGCTGTGGTGAGGCTTTAGGGCTTGATTTGATCAACTACCCGGAATTACTGGAGATAGACGAATACGCAGCCATGAGTGCGGCGTGGTTTTATTCATCCAGTGGCTGTCTTAATTACTCTGGCAACGTAGCGCGGATCACTCGCATTATTAACGGTGGGGAGAATGGTTTAAAGGACCGACAATCCCGCTTTGAAAAAGCGTTAGGGGTGCTGGTTAAATAACTCAATACGGCGCGTCAATTATGAATAGATTCAAATTGCTAAAGCCACTGGTGCTAATTGCGCTGGTGGCTTTTTTAATGCGCTGGAGTTTCACCGAGGGCGTTAAAAGAACAGATGCGGACTGGTCTATCAAGTGGGCTTTGCGTGATGTATCTGACTTAACAGTAGCGTTACAGCGTGAAGTGTCAGAACGCGCAGAGGAGCGCCGCAGACAGACCGCCGTTGATGAGGAGAGGAAACGGGGTGAGTTTAAACAAAAAGAGCTGGCGGCGGCTGCTGCTAATGCTGGTCGTGCTGCTGATGGGTTGCGCTCAGAACTCGACGAACTATCCCGGCATCTCGCAAGAAGTGAATCCGGCCGCCTTTCCGCAGTTGCCGCAGCAAGCGCGGCAAAAGCAGAGGCCGCCGCAGTGCTCTCCGAGTTGCTTGGAGAGCTTGACGAACTGGCGGGAGCGTTCGCGCTTGAAGCTGATGAAGCTTACCAGTCCGGAGAAAGTTGCGAGCGAATATATAACAGAGTGATACAAGGAAATATCTATGAGTAATCCTATTGATCCACATGTCGCGATAGCTCGCGATATTGCAAAATTGTTGTGCCAAGACTCTGAGATCGTGAAAGAAATTGCGGCGCGATTGGGGAATGGTGATATTTATTGCGCAGAAGCCACCGCAGCTCCCGGTGCTGGTTGGTCTATTACTAACGCAAGTATTGAAAGTAATAATTTCGCGAAAAATCCGCTCGCGGCATTATTTAAATATGCATTGGGGGCTGATGTTAAGTTGCGTCTAAGTGGTGAGCGTGGGGTAATTAAGGGCCGCGCTGACTTTTCCACCGGAGCAGAAAATAGCTATTTCGTCGTTTATAAAGATGCAACAGGCCGACAGGTCCAGTCATGGTGTGATGAATCTGATTTGTTGCCTGCTATCGACGTTTTATTGATTTAACAACGATTGATTCTTGATCATCCGATTGCATCGCGGGTCCTCCTGGCGGGGGACCTCGCCACGGGGCGGCGCACTCGCGGAAATCGGCTAGTTTTCGATTTTTATGGCATCATCATCATGTGTCTAACACTTTGATTTTTATAAACGTGATTTTGTAAAGATGTCGAATTGATTAAAAAGTGTTCACCATCATAGGCATTTTATGGATCAAGAAATCGCGTCTCTAAAACTCAATATAAATCAGCTCGCAGCGATTACAGATGTACACAGGCAAACGGTAGCGGCCAGGTTGAAAAATGTCCCTCTTGCGCCCGGTAGCAATGCGAAATTAAAGCTGTATTTAATTACTGATGTGTTGAGTGAATTAATGATACCCAGCGCTATTCCTGGAGACGATCCTAGCTCGATGATACCGGCTGACCGGTTAGCCCATTGGAAGGCTGAGAATGAGCGGATCAAATTTGAACAGGAAACAGGCCAGTTAATACCGGCCGCAGAAGTAGCGCGCGAATTTTCGTTACTGGTTAAATCTGTTGTTATGGTTCTGGAAACTCTCCCGGATGTTCTGGAGCGCGATTGCGCATTAACACCGGCGGCCGTTACACGCGTTCAGGAGGTGATTGATGATTTACGTGATCAAATGTCACTGGAGGTTGTAGAGGCGGCAGCCGCAGAGGAAGAGGGGGAAGAAACAGAGGAGGATTAATGGCGAAGGCTTCAGCAAGAAATATCCGCCGTGACGTTGCCGGAATACTGAAGGCCCCGCGCCGGATTGTTGTTGCTGATGCGGTTAGGGATTATATGAAAGTCCCTTTAGGCGCTGGTAATGCTGTTGCGTGGGACCCTAATTTAACGCCTTATATTTGCGAGCCGATGAATTGCCTTTCATCGCGGGAATATGATGCTGTTGTATTTGTTGGCCCCGCACGAACGGGTAAGACAATTGGCCTTATAGATGGCTGGATTGTTTATAATATTACGTGTGATCCTTCTGATATGCTAGTTATTCAAATTAGTGAGGAAAAAGCACGTGAACACAGCAAAAAAAGATTAGACAGGACTTTTAGATGTAGTCCGGAAGTAAAGAAAAGATTAAGCCCAAGAAGAAATGATAATAACGTTCACGATAAAACATTTCGTGCTGGTAATTATTTAAAATTAGGATGGCCGTCAGTAAATATAATGTCATCATCGGATTATAAGTGTGTTGCTCTAACTGATTATGACCGAATGCCAAATGATATTGACGGAGAGGGGGACGGTTTTTCACTGGCGTCTAAGCGTACAACAACATTTATGTCGTCAGGAATGACACTGGTTGAAAGTTCCCCAGGCCGTGATGTTACGGATGTGAAATGGCGGCCAGTCTCAGAACATGAAGCGCCACCAACTACCGGCATATTGGCTTTATATAACCGAGGCGATCGCCGCCGGTGGTATTGGCCTTGCCCCCATTGCGGGGAATATTTTCAGCCAAATTATGATGCTGTAACTGGTTACAGAGAGATAGCCGATCCGGTTAAAGCGTCAGAAAGCGCCTTTATTGAGTGCTCGTTCTGCCATGAAAAAATCACGGCGGATATGAAACGCTCTCTCAATATGCGCGGTGTCTGGCTGATTGAGGGCCAGAAGATTGATCGCAATGGGCGGATCACTGGTGAGGCCAGGCGCTCACGTATCGCGTCGTTTTGGATGGAAGGGCCAGCGGCCGCGTACCAGTCGTGGGCGCAACTAGTTTATAAGCTGTTAACTGCTGAAATTGATTACCAGACTACGGGCAGTGAGGAAACGCTAAAGACGGTTATAAATACCGACTGGGGGCGGCCATATTTGCCACGCTCCAGCATTGAACAGCGAAAGGGGGAAGTATTACAGGCGCGCGCTGAAAAGGTTGAAAAACGCCGTGTACCGGCTGGAGTTTGCTTTCTCGTTGCAACGGTTGACGTCCAGGCAGGTAAAAACCGGCGTTTTGTAGTTCAGGTTACAGGCTACGGCGCACAGGGTGAGCGTTGGATCGTTGACCGGTACAACATAAAGCAATCAATGCGCGCCGGTCCTGATGGTGAAAGTAAATCTATCGATCCTTCAAGTTACCCGGAAGACTGGAATTTACTGATAAGCGATGTGTTAGAGAAAAGATGGAAAGTTGAAGGACAGCCGGGGCGCGTCATGCGCGTCATGTCAATGGCCGTCGATTCCGGCGGTGAGGATGGTGTAACGGATCAGGCCTATGCGTTCTGGCGGCGTTGCCGTCGCGATGGATACGGTAAGCGCGTCTATCTGTTTAAGGGGGCCAGTCAGCCGAGCGCAAAACTGATAAATAGAACGTTTCCGGATAACACGGACCGCTCTACCCGTAAGGCAAAGGCGCGCGGTGACGTTCCGTTATACATACTTCAGACAAATGCACTTAAAGACCGTGTAAACAATGCATTGTGGAGAGAATCACCTGGGCCTGGTTATATTCATTTCCCGTCCTGGTTGGGTGAGTGGTTTTATGAAGAAATCACGTATGAAGAACGATCAGCGGACGGCAAATGGAAAAAACCAGGCAAAGGCGCTAACGAGGCATTTGATTTATTAGTCTATGCAGATGCGCTAATTATCCTGAAAGGGTACGAAAAAATAAAATGGCCTGATGCGCCAGAGTGGGCGCGCCGGGAAACATGGATTGATATTGTCGATCCAGATGATGATTCACCGCCGGTAATGGTTGAATTTTCACCCCCCGCGCAAAGTAAACCAAAGAAAGTAAAAAGACCAAAGGCCCACCGTGAAAGCGCGTGGGCTTCATCGTCTGGATCAGGTGGAGGCTGGGTTTAAATGGGTAAAGCCGAAATATTGCAAATGATTCAGCTTTATATAGAGGCTGAAAAAAATGTTTTAGCGGGTAAGTCTATAACTTTTAACGGTCAGCAAATGTCTATGGAGAATCTTTCTGACATTATAAAAGGTCGTAAAGAGTGGGAACGCCGTTTAAATTCATTAAATAGTGGCAAGCGTGTGAACGCGCCATATAAATTAGCGAGGTTTAAAACATGTCGCTAATTGATCGTGTTATAGGGGTGTTTTCTCCTGAAATTGAGTTAAAACGTGTTAAGGCGAGACATCAAATAAGGGCATATGAAGCGGCAAGGCCAGATCGTACACATAGAGCAAACAGGGAGCGCCGTACAGCAAATGATTTAACGAAAGTCGCGGCCGTGTCATTACGTGAACAGGCCAGATATTTAGACAATAACAATGATATCGTTATTGGTGTTCTGGATAAGTTAGAAGAAAGGGTAATAGGTCCGAAGGGTATTATTGTTGATCCACAGCCATTATTTAATGATGGAAAAATAGCGACAGAGTTTGCTGATGAAATCCGTTCTAAATGGCGGGAGTGGTCTGTTTCACCTGATGTTACAGGACAATATACAAGGCCTATCCTTGAGCGCTTGATGTTGCGTACATGGTTAAGGGATGGGGAAGTATTTGTACACCTTGTAAAAGGTCGCGCAAGTGGATTAAAACCCGTTGCTGGTGTTAATTTCTGGATTGAAGCGCTTGAACCTGATTTTGTACCGCTTGACAGAAACGATGATAACAGCATGTTGAAACAAGGCATTTTTCATGACAAATGGTCTAGGCCTATAGGGTATATGGTCTATGAAATTTTACCATCAATAGGCCTTAAAACTGGTAAAACAAAGAGAGTTTCCTCTGACAATATGCTGCATATTAAGCATGTAAGGAGATTGCATCAAGTTAGAGGACACTCATTATTAGCAGGTGTATTAAAACGTTTAGCCTCTTTAAAAGATTATGAAGAGTATGAATTAGTTGCTGCTAAAATTGCTGCTGCTCTTGGGATGTATATTAAAAAGGGGACTAATGAAGATTACGATCCAAATGACAAGGCAGACTCTAGAGAGTTGGATATTGAACCAGGGATAATATTTGATGATCTCCTTCCCGGTGAAGATATCGGGATGATTAAAAGTGATCGGCCAAATCCAAATTTAGAAAACTTCCGTAATGGTCAGTTAAGAGCCGCATCTGGAGGGGTGCGAGTAAGTTATTCGGCTATGTCACGTAATTACGATGGAACATATAGTTCACAACGTCAGGAGCTTGTAGAAGCTACAGACGGATATTTTATTTTACAGGATTACTTTATTGGTACATGTACGCGTCCGATGTATAGGCAGTTTTTACAAATGGCTATTCTATCAGGCCGGATAGCTGTTCCTGGTAATATTGATAAAACAACGTTATTTAATGCTGTTTATTCAGGACCAGTCATGCCGTGGATTAATCCATTACATGAGGCGCAAGCATGGAATAAAAGGATTCGGGGTGGCGCAGCTACGGAAGCCGATTGGATAACGGCTAGTGGGGGCAGTCCAGCAGAGGTAAAACGCAAGCGTAAGACAGAAGTTGATGAAAATAAAGAGTTAGGCCTTATTTTTGATACGGACCCGGCAAACGACAAAGGGGGTAATAATAGTGCATCATTCAGCGATGATGAACAGGCCGAAAATGACGGCAAAAAACGGCCCAGCAAATAGCTGGTTTAGAATGAAGGCGAATGATGAAAAGTATGAAGCTGAAATTTATATTTATGATGAAATTGGCTATTGGGGGGTGACAGCTAAACAATTTGTAAAAGATTTGCAAGGGCTTGGCGACGTCAAAAATATAAAATTGCACATCAATTCGCCTGGTGGTGATGTTTTTGATGGTATCGCTATATATAACGCCCTTAGAAATCACGGTGCGGCTATCACTGTTTATATTGATGGGTTAGCCGCGTCTATGGCTTCAATTATCGCAATGGTTGGCAATCCTGTAATTATGCCAGAAAACACAATGCTGATGATTCATAAGCCGTGGGGGTTTGCTGGTGGTGATGCGAATGATATGCGGGATTATGCCGATCTACTGGATAAAGTAGAAACTGTATTAATTCCCGCGTATGCGCAAAAGACAGGGATGGACCCGGCGAAAATTGCCGAAATGCTGGAGGATGAAACCTGGCTTGATGGCAATGAATGTCTTGCTCTTGGTTTTGCCGATCAGGTTATTCCGTCATTACAGGCGATGGCTTGTATTAATTCTAAACGTTTAGAGGATTTTGAAAAAATGCCGCAGTCACTTAAAAATAGTCTTACCCGCAATCCACGCGCACAGGCCGCACAGGCCCCACAGCCGGTACAACAACCGGCAGCGCCGCAGGATAATGATCAGAGTCCGGAAGCGATTATTGCGCGGGAACGGAAGCACCAGAAAGCGCGTGCATCAGGTATCAATGATATTTTTGCGATGTTCGGCAATCGCCATCAAGAATTGCTAACCGAATGCCTGGCGGATATCGATTGCACTGTTGATATGGCGAAAGATAAGTTATTGAATGCGCTGGGCCGGGATGCAACTCCATCAAATACCGCCAATGCACATATTCACGCCGGTAACGGTAATATTGTTGGTGATGGTATCAAACAGGCATTAATGGCCCGCGCAGGTTATGAAAACAGCGAAAATGACAACGCCTACAATACTTATACTTTGCGTGAAATGGCGCGCGCGTCCCTGGTGGAACGCGGGATCGGTATTGCAGGGCAAAACCTGCTGCAAATGGTGGGCCTCGCGTTTACTCATAGCTCATCTGATTTTGGCAATATCCTGCTGGATGTTACCAATAAATCATTGTTGGAGGGCTGGGATGCGGCGGAAGAAACTTTCCATTTATGGACAAAAGAGGGCCGCCTCAGTGATTTTAAAACGGCTCATCGCGTAGGAATGGGGGAATTTCCAACACTTGATAAAGTGCGTGAAGGTGCAGAATATAAATATATTACTACCGGGAATCATGGTGAGCCGATTGCGCTGGCTACATACGGTAATATTTTCTCTATTACCCGTCAGGCAATTGTGAACGATGATTTATCCGTGTTAACCAGTGTTCCGTTTAAAATGGGGGAAGCGGCAAAAGCGACGATCGGCGATCTGGTTTACGCCGTGTTGATCAAAAACCCGGCAATGTCGGATAAGAAACAAGTTTTTCATAAAGATCACGGAAACCTTGTAAGCGCTGATGTGAGCGTCGAAGGTTTCGACGCAGCGCGTCAGGCAATGCGTTTACAACGCGCGGCCGCTGGCAAAGATGCCGCAGGCAAAGAGCAAGAAGGGCGCACGTTGAATATCCGTCCTGCCTTTGCGCTTGTGCCGGTTGCCCTGGAAACCCAGGCAACGCAAACAATCAAATCGGCCAGTGTTAAAGGCGCAGATGTTAATTCCGGCGTAAATAACCCGATCCGCGATTTTGCAACGGTTATTGCAGAGCCGCGCCTTGATTTACACAGTGCTGATGAGTGGTATCTGACGGCGGCTAAAGGTCGCGATACAATCGAGGTGGCATATCTCGACGGTATCACCGTCCCATTCATTGATCAGATGGAAGGCTTTACCACTGACGGTATCGCAACGAAGGTCCGCATCGATGCCGGTGTTGCTCCTCTCGATTATCGCGGCATGGTTAAATCAACCGGCAAATAATCGCATCGTTGTAACTCTCCGCCCGTAAGGGCTTTTTTTATGTCTAAATTCAGGCCCCAGCCGGGGCCGTCAGGAGTGATCATGGCTAAAAACATGCTTCAGGATGGGAAAACAATTGAGATTGAAAACACGACCGACAAAGTGATCGAGAGCGGCGCGCCGGTGGCAATTGGTGAGCTGTTGGCCGTAGCGATTACCGACATTCCCGCCGGTGAAGTTGGGGACGGTTTTACTGAAGGTGTTTTCTATCTGCCGAAAGCTAGCGCCGCTGAAATCGAGCGCGGCGCGCGCGTGTACTTTGATACAGAAATCCAGGCAGAAGAAGCGGGGATCGCGGCGGGTATCGCCTGGGAAGATGCCGGGAACGGTGAAACCGTCATTGCGGTAAAAATCAATGTCTAACCCGTTCTACAGTATGGCCGCGCGTATGGACGCGGCCACGGTAAAACGGATGGGAAAGACGATCACCATTAACGGCCGGAATTATTCGGCCGTTCCCGCTGAATATCTGGCAGATCTGGGACCTGTTACCGGTGATGGCGTGTCCCTTGTTGTGTTCTCTGATGAATACCGGCCAGCGCGTAACGATGCAGTGTCTTACGACGCCGAGGAGTTCTGTGTAAGCCGGTATGAGAAATACAATGGTAAATGGCGGATCTGGATTGAGTAAGGGGGTTTTATGGCTGTTAAGGGGCTGGATAAGGCTTTACAGAACCTTGAAGCATTAGATCAAAAAGTTGTTCCGCGCGCTTCCGTTCAGGCGATTAATCGTGTAGCTGGTCGGGCTATATCGAAAAGTACGCGTGAGGTTTCCGGCAGTTCCCGCGTACCGCGTAAGCTCGTTAATCAGCGCGCAAAGCTTACCAGGGCCACTCTACGTAAGCCACGCGCCACGATTCAGGTTAACCGGGGGAATTTACCGGCCATTAAGTTAGGTGTTGCCAGCGTTCGCCTGAATCGTCGTAAGGGCATGAGCAAAGGTGGAGCCGTTCTTCAGGTTGGCCGCTTCAAATTTCCGGGGGCATTTATTCAACAATTGGCAAATGGGCGCTGGCATGTATTGCAGAGAACAACTAAGGCCCGTTATCCGGTGGAGGTGGTAAGCATTCCTTTAGCTATCCCGTTAACTACTGCGTTTAACAAAAACGTTAAGAGCATGGCTGAAGATGATATGTCGAAAGAATTTGCGGCCGCTCTTAAAAATCAACTGAGGATTATTAGTACCAGATGAAAAATCCCGCTATACGTGCGGCGGTTATAACTCATTTGAAAGAAAATATATCTGATGTTTTGACCTGGTTCGATGGTAGACCGGGGAATATTGATGTAAGCGAGTTACCCGCTATAGCTGTTTATGTGACTGATACAAGAAAAACGGCAGATTATCTTGATGAAGTATCATGGTCCGCTGTTTTACATGTTGAGCTTTTTTTAAAAGCTAAAGCCACTGATACAGAATTAGATAAATTTATTGAAACGGAGGTGATCCCTTTTATGGATTCAATACCGGCTTTAGATGAATTATTAGAAAGCCGGGATGTTATTGGATATGACTATCAGCGCGACGATGAAATGATGTATTGGGGTTCCGCTGATTATCAAGTGAGTATTTCATATTTAACTGACAAGTGAGGTTTTAAATGGCTGGCGAGAAATTACCAACCGAGCCGACTAAAGGCGCAGGAACAACGCTATGGATTTTTACCGCTTCTGATAAGCCTGATGCTTCAGAAGTTATTGAAAAAGCGCGTGATGAAAGCGCTTGGACGCGCCTTGCTAAAATCAGAGAGTTAACCCCAGGTGCATTAACTGCTGAAGCGGAGGACGATAATTATCTTGATGATCCGGATGCAGACTGGAAGCAAACAACGCCGGGTGAAAAATCAGCGGGTGAAACTAACTTAACGCTTGCATGGAAACCAGGCGAAGAAGGGCAGCAGCAATTAGTGTCATGGTTTGATGGTAATAAAGTGCTTTATTATAAAGTGCTTTATCCAAATGGCGTATTTGATATTTTCCGTGGCTGGATTAGCTCGCTTGGTAAAACAGTTGTCTCTAAAGAAATCATGACGCGGACACTCACTGTAAATAACACCGGCCGCCCACCGGTACTGGCAGAAGATGAGCTGGCGAGCGGTGGCGATGGCGGTAATGGTGGCGAAAAAGCCACAATCACTATCACCACGCAGCCGCAGGGCGATGCGCTGGATGCTGGCGATAAGCTAGAGCTAAGCGTAACGGCCTCCGCCTCTGACGGTTCCGCGCTCCAGTACCAGTGGAAGAAAGACGGCAATAACATTGCTGGTGCGACCGCAGCCGCTTATAGCAAAAGTGCGGTAACAGAAGGTGATTCCGGTAGCTATACCTGTGTCATTTCATCCACCACGGCGGCCAGCGTAACAACGGATGCGGCCGAAATCGTAGTAGCTTAATTTATATGGGGGCTTAGGCCCCCTTTTTATATAAGGAAATCACATGGCGTTAAAAACTAAAGAATCAAAGCATATTCCCGGCCTTAAACTTAGCGAGTTGAACGGATTGCAGCGCTTAGAATATCTGGAATATATTTCAGATTTAGAAAATGAGTTAGAAGAAAAACAAAAGACGGTATCACCCGCTAAAATTACAGCTGTTATTGCTTCAATTAATATTAAAGCCGCAGCGCGAATGTTTGCCTTGTCATTATCTAACTTTGATGCTGACAAGGATGTTAGTATTGAAGATGTTCAAGATATGATTTTAAAAGAATACGGGTTGAGTGATATTAATGCGGCGTCTTTTGAAATTCGTGAGCTTTCAAATATGATTGCGAAACCTTCAAATAATGAGAGTGACGATGATAATTCAAACTCTCAATCTGAGCCAGTAACAGCGGGAAAGCAGTAGCCGCCTATAAAAAATTCGGAATGAGGCTGGCGAAGGACAATAACCGCATTGATTGGCGCTCCATGCTGGCCGGTGCATCATCTACCGAAATAACAGAATGGGCGGAGTTTTACGAAGAGAATTTCTTTAAAGATGATTTTATAGATGCGCAATTTGCCGCTCTATCTTATCAAATTCTTTCTTTTGTATATCCGAAACATACACGCGATATTTCGACATTTAGCCTTTTACGCTCATTCAAGAAAGTTAATTCTGAGAATGAAACGCCAGGCGAAATGACCGACGATCAAATGATGATGGCCGCAGCTGGCGCGGCCGGGGGGTTACGTTTTGAATCAGAGAGTAGGTGATTTAGTCGTAAATCTCGACTTAAACAGCGCTCGTTTTAACAATGACATAGCCGCCGCGCGCACCGAGTTACGCGGGTTTGGGACCGATGCGGCCAGTGCCACTAACTATCTTGCAGACATGAAGCGCGCCGCGCTGAGCGTTACGGGAATTTTAGCCGGTGGATTTACTGTCGGGTCCCTGATTAAGACGGCCGACGATTGGGGCCAGCTAAGCTCCCGCATGGCGATGGCTACGGGTTCGGCGGAGGAGTTGACCGAAGCACAGCGCCGCCTGATGGAAATCAGCGACCGCACATACAAGCCAATCGAGGAGCAAAGCGAGCTTTTCATCCGTAACGCCAGCTCGATGCGGGAGCTGGGTTACAGCACGGCCGAGACGATGGACTATATCGATTCGATCTCCAGCCTGTTAACCATTAACGCGGCCAGCGCACAGAAAGCGGAAAGCGCCATTAACGCGCTTTCAAAGGCCAGTCTTAATGGGAAGGTGAGCGGCCAGAACTGGCATACCGTGTTAGAGACGATGCCAACAATCACAGCTGACCTTGCGCGGCATTTGGGTATTACGGAAACGGCCGTTAAGCAGTTGGCCGCAGCCGGTAAACTGTCGTTTAAAGACTTCTCCGAGGCCATCATAGCCGCGCGAGAGGAAAACGCGCGCCTGGCTGATGAAATGCCTAATACCGTTGGCGATGCGCTCACAAAGCTAACTAACCACTGGAAAGCCTACATAGGGGAGGCAAACGCCGCCAGCGGCGCTACGGCCACGCTGGTTAGCGGCATTGGGTTACTGGCGGACAATTTGGATCTCGTCGTAGAGATTGGACAGGCGCTTGCGCTGGGGATTGGCGCTAAGTATTTGCTGACTATGGCGGATAATGCGCGCGTAGCCGGTAAAGAAATTCTGGCTCTACGCTCCCGTGAGGTGTCGTTAGCAGCCTCGCAGCTCCAGACCGCACAAACTACGCAGTATAAAGCCACTATGGCGCGTCGTTTGGCCGAAGCTGAGGCCGTGGCCGCGCTTAACACCGAAAAGGCCACAGCAGCGGCTATAGCGGCCGCACAGGCGCGCCAGCGTGAAGCAGTAGCCATTAACGCTGTTACGGCCGCACAGGCCCGTTTAAACAGCGTCAGCAGCCTGGCGAGCCGTGCCGGTTCGGCTCTGGTTAGCGTCATGGGTGGTTTGCCGGGGATCATTGCTCTGGGTGGCGCGGCGCTTTACGGGCTTTATCAGCACCAGGAAAACACCCGTAAATCTGCGCAGGAGTACGGCGAGAAGATAGACGAGATCGCCGCCAAAATTAAGGACATGAAACTTCCGGAGACTTGGGATAGCGAGGAGAAATCCCGTAAGGCTCTGGACGAACAAAACCGCCTGGTAGCTGAGCAACAAAGCAAGGTTAGGGACTTACAGACGGAGATCGAGGGGCTACAGCGCATTATCGCTAACCCTGGCCCTTCAATTGGTGGTTTCCTCGTTAATCACCTTATGAGTCTGGACAGTGCGACACAGCAGCTTGAGGACACCACGACACAGCTTGCAGTAGAGCAAAAACGCTTATCAGACGAACAGGGAAAGGCAGCACGGATTCAGCAAGTTTTGGAGGATCTGGAATTTAAACGCGTGTCACTGATACGTGAGGAGGCGGCCGAGCAAAACAAGGTTTATCAGTCTCAATTGCTGATGAATGGGGCCTATGCCGCTTTTAACGGTGTGCTGTCAGCCGGTAATAATCTTTTGCGCGACCGTAGCAATATCCGCGCGCCTTTGATCCTCCCCCAAAATGAGCTTAACGACGCGCAACAAAAAGCGCTCGATGCGGCCGCGCGTAACAAAGAGCTGGCCGGATTGAAAGGCGCAGACCGCGCACGTCGTCAGGCGGAGTTTAACGCTGATGATTTAGGGCTTACGGGGCTAGAAAACTGGAAAGCCAGACAGCAGCTAATTAACGACACCGTTAAAGCTACTGAGCTACAGACCGAGCTGAAAGAGTCCGTGAAAAAGACGGCGGATCCTTACGGCGACATTATCAAAAGTCAGTCACGCCAGCTGGAGCTATACGGCACTACTACCGAGCTTGCGAAAATGCAGTATGAGACGACAAAAGGCGAATTAGCCGGGTTAACCGCGTCTCAAAAAGCGGCCGTTTTACGTAATGCTACCGAACTGGACCGCCTGGCGGCGATGGAGCGTTATAAATCACTCACTGAGGAGTTACGGACACCGGAAGAAAACGCGCTGGCTGTTGCGCGCGAGCGTGTGAAGGTGCTTAAAGAGGCCAACGTAAGCGCCGAGGAGTATGCGGAAGCGATGAAGCGTATCACCAAAGATATGATGACCGACGCGCCAAAATTTAGCGGCATCGATGCGTCTATTGGCGGCGCTGGTGGTGAGATGTTCAAAATAGCCGAAGCTGAAAAAGAACTTGAAGAATGGCACACCAAACAGCTGGAAATGTGGGAGGAGTTCTACGCCGAGCATGAGGATATGGAGCAGGAGCACGCCGACCGCATAGCGCAAATTAACGAGCAGTTGGCAAAGCGCCAGGAGCAAATCCAGTATGCCACGACGCGCGCCATGTTGACGGCCTATAGCGATTTTACAGGCGGTGCGGTGGATTTACTGTCAGCTATGGGGCTGGAGTCCAGCGCTATTTACAAGGCGATGTTTATTGCGAATAAAGCGGCGGCCGTGGCTAATGCGATTGTCAGCGCCCACGTAGCCTCCGCAAAAGCGTTAGAAATGGGACCGGTAATGGGTATTCCTATGTCAAAAGTGCTTCTTGGGCTGGGATATGCCAATGCCTCGCTCATCGCCAGCACGGCTCTGGTAGGGATGGCGCATGATGGTATTGATAATATTCCGACAGATGGAACATGGTTTCTTCAAAAGGGGGAGCGTGTTCTAGATTCTAGGACAAATACAGATTTAAAAAATTACCTTTCAAATGCAAGTGATGAGGGGGCGTTATCACAACCTTTTGTCAGTTACTCCCCTGTATTTAATATAAATGGAGATGCTACTGAGCGACAATTAGCACAATTTAAAGAGTTAGCCAGTGCTGAGGGGGAGCGTTTTTATCGCCGAGCCGTTTCAGAAGTTATGAATGGAAACGGAAGCATGGGTAATGCGCTTAAAAGTAAATGGAATAATGGGAGGAAAATTGGATAATGACTGATGTTTTTTACCCTCATGATTTTTTACCAACTCCGACAAGGCGTAGTGGTTATGGACTTAAGCCTGTAAGTCCTTTGATACGTACTACAATGACATCGGGAAGATCTCGTTTACGCAGGAAATATATATCAACGCCAACGATCGCAAATGTTGTATGGATATTCAGAAAAGAAGAACAGGCACAACTTTTTGAAGCGTGGTATCGGGATTCTATTATTGATGGTTCTGCATGGTTTATGATGCGCTTGCGTACTCCAATAGGAGTCGATTTTTATAAGTGTAGATTTGTTGATATTTATGATGGCCCTGTTTTAGTTCCGGTTAATAGTTGGCAATTTACCGCTAACGTTGAGTTATGGGAGAGGCCATTAGTAAGTGATGGATGGGGGTTGTATCCTGAATTTATCATTGGTTCAGAGCTTATTGATATAGCTTTAAATAAGGAGTGGCCGAAAGGATGACGATTTTAAATCGGCTTTATGCCAGTAATGGAGTTGAGGTAATATTAGGAACGCTGGAGATTAATATTGGAAGTCAGAAACATTATATATGCGAGGGTTTTGATGATGTAGATGCTATTACTGAGACAGGCGAGTATGTGACTTTTAAAGCATGTTCCATTGACTTTTCACTTCCAGCAAGAAATGAAGATGGTACGCAAGATTTAAAATTCACCCTTTGCAATGTTGATGGCGTTGTATCCACGGCTATTCGCTCAGCAATAAATGATTTAGATGGTTCAACTATTGTTTTTAGGAAGTATATTTCCACTAATTTAAAATCTCCGGCTGAGCCACCTTATATAATGCCGGTTAAAGGTGGATCATGGAAAGATCTCACGGTAAATATAACGGCAGGATTCAGAAATGTATTAGATTTTGCATGGCCGCGTAATCGCTTTACACTGCCATATTTCCCAGGTCTTCGTTACGTATAATTGGATTGTTATGCTTGATATAGATAAATATATGTTTGTAAAGTGGAGTATGGGCGGTCGTGTATATCCAGTTTTAGATTGTTATGGGGTTGTACATGAGGTCAGGCGTGATCTTGGGTTATCTCAGTGGCCTGTATTCGAAGGAGTAATAAAAGAAGGGCTGGGAATAGGGGGGGTTTGCGAAGAATTCAAACAAAAAATAACACGCTGTGAACCATGTGAAGGTGCAGTGGCTGCTTGTTATATAGCTGGAATGATTGGTCATTTGGGGGTTGTTGTTGAGATTGAGAAATTACTTTATGTCATGGAATGTAACCCCCGCCGTAATGTAACTATTCTACCGCTTGCGCGTTTTGAACATCAATATTTAAAAGTGGAGTATTACCGGTGACTATTCGTATTTATCCATCTCGTTTGCCAGGTGAACCACTGGAAACACATAACCATTATGACATTACGATAAATGAATGGATGATAGCAAATGTTGAAAATTACACTCTAGATAAACCGCAACATGTAGCTTTTGAGGTTGACGGGGTTCTGGTTCCGGTTAACCGCTGGTTGGAATATATAATTAAACAAGATGATGATGTACGAGTATATCCGATTCCCGGTGAGGGAATGAGTGCGGCAGCTATCGCTTCATGGATAAGTGCTGGTATAGCTGCCGCATCTGCAATTTATGCAATTGTTATGATGTCAGGTATGGATAAGGGGGGGTACTCTTCATCCACAGGAAACGGTCTTGAATTAAACCCGGCTAAGGCTAATACGGCACGTTTAGGCGATCCTATTCGTGAAGTTTTCGGGCGTATGCGGATTTATCCTGATTACATTTTACAGCCCGTTACCCGATTTAATCCAGAAGACCCAACAAAAATGACAACTGAAATGCTGTTGTGTTTGGGAATGGGAAAATTTGCATTCACTGAAGGAGATATGCGGATTGGATCAACGCCAATTTCATCATTAGGTGAGGGGGTTAAATATACTGTTTATCCTCCCGGAGCTGATGTGTCTGAAGATCGGAGAAGTGAAAATTGGTTTAACTCTACAGAAGTCGGGGGTACTTCATCTGGAACGGGGTTAGATATGGCCCAGACAGCACCAGATGTGACAGATATCAATGCATATAGTATGACGGTGAGCGGAGTAACGACGACGTTTAATGGGCTGATAAATTCACAAGAGGAGGGTGAAAACGCGCTGCCTGAAAACTGGATAGAGGGAATGATTATCAACATTATAGCCCCTGCTAATTTTCTGGTTACTTCCTCCTCTGGATACAGTGTCTTGATGAGTGACGCCTTAGCGGAGTTAAAACCGTCACCAGGAATGCCGGTAACGCTGGAGTATAGCGGGGCTGATTATCAGTTATTTATTTCCGATTTTACTCCAGGGAAAGAGGCTGTGCCGGGAACGGGCGGACGCGCAGCTAGTTTACGTGCCAGCGCCGCGCCGGTAACGTATGATTTTTCACGAAACGATCAAACATTTTTTATTGAGTGGCAGGGCAGAAATTACATTATTTCTCTTGATGCTGATTATCTGAATATGTCCGGGTTACTGGTAGCTATTAATCGTGGTTTGTTTAATTCAGGTCTTATTGCAAGTGATATCGGTGGCGCTATACATATTAGTGACCAAAGCCCTTTTTCTGATGGCCGCATCTCCTGTTCTGATTTACCAGTTTCAATTTTTGGTATCAATCCAGTTTTTACAGATGGTATTGCGTCCAACGGAGGACAAACGGCTGTTATGGCTAGTGTTAAACTCGCTTATGACAGCGCTAGTGGTACTGCGTTTACCGGTATTCCTGAAGGTATGCAAAGGCTATCACTGACACACAGAGGCAGCGAATATCAACTAATCGATATTGATGGGACTACTATCACAGTCGGGCGGATAATTGATGGTGTGCTTGATCGTACTTGGCCTGGATTCGTTCCGCGTACAATTGTCGATTTTTCCGTGACCGGAATTAATGATAATGATGCTTGGATGGGACCATTTCTCGCGTGCCCAGAAAACGAAATTATTGATGCATTTGAAGTGAATTTTTCTTTCCCTAGTGGTATTTGCGGTTTTAACAATAAGGGTAAAAAAAGGGTTCGTTCTGTTGAATGGGAAATTCAATACCGTGTGTACGGTTCAGGAGCTGGCTGGACGTCTTATACGGGAACATACAATTTATGTAACGTTAACGGGCTTGGATTCACTGAAATAATTAATCTGGAATCGCCTGGGCTTGTGGAGGTTCGTTGTAGGCGGACTAATGAGCAGGGGAGTAATAATGCAAGGGATAGTATGTACTGGCAAGCGCTACGCGGCCGTTTACTAACGCGGCCGCGTAGCTATGCAGGTGTTTCTCTTATTGGTGTGACTGTTGAAACGGGGGGAAAGTTGGCGGCGCAGTCAGATAGACGGGTGAATGTTGTTTTAACCCGGATTTATGACAATGGAAAAGAGCGGACTATATCAGGTGCGTTTTATCATGTTGGGCAGTCGTTAGGTTTGCAAATGGATATTGCGGCGATTGAATCCCTAGAGGAGTTTTACTGGACTCCACGAGGAGAAACGTTTGATCATGCAACCGTGGACAGTATATCGACACTGGAAATGTTGCAGAAAATAACAGGCTCTGGGAAGTCTTATTTTTTAATTAACAAGGAAGGGCTGGCGTCAATTGGCCGAGAAGGTGTTAAGCCGTGGGTTGGTGCTATTACTCCGCATGAAATGGTTGAGAGCTTACAGACCGATTTTATAGCACCAAATGACGATGATTATGATGCGGTTGATGTTACTTATATCAATGGCGTAACTTGGGCTGAAGAAACAGTACATTGCCGGATACCCGGTAATCAAACCCCCCGAAAAATTGAAGCGGTTAGATCTGAAGGAATTCTGGATGAGGATCGTGCTTATCAATTTGGTATGCGTCGTCTAATGAAACATATATTTCAACGATTGACTCATAAAACCACTACAGAGATGCACGCACTTTGTTATGATTTAGGTGATCGAATTATTCTTACCGATGATATACCTGGTAATAATACGTTGTCATGCCTCATCATAGATATGATAACGATAGGTGAAGGTGTTAGCAGAAAAACTATATTTACAATAACAGAGAATCCAGATTGGACCTTTAATAACCCTAGAGTAATTATTAAATACCAGGATGGAGGAACCTCAAAATTACTTGAGGTTGATAGAGTTGATGACTTTAAGTTGTCTGTAGATTATCAAAGTGATTTTTCTGACATCAATTTAAATGATCCTGTAATTGAGCCACCTACATTAATTTTTTGTAGTTCGGAAAAGGACGTTTATCATGCGATTATTCGGGATATATCTCCGCAGTCAGACGGAAAAACAGAAGTAATCGCTATTCAGTATATGGATGGTTTGTATCAATTTGATGATGAACCTTATCCAGGGGAATTATCTTAATCAATTAGCTATTAAAAAACGCTTCGGCGATTTCTATGGAGAAACAAATGAGCGAACCGTTAGGATCAAAGTCACCGGCTGTACTTCTTGAAAATACTAAGAATATGGATCACCTGATGAATGACTTGGTGAATAAGAAGCGAAATGACCGCTTCGGACATTCCCGTAAAACCTGGTACGGGATGGAATCCGCCTATGAAGAATTGATGGCGCATTTCGCGTCTGAATTTCAAAACTTTCTTATTAAGTCAGGTTATACATTTCTTGGTGATTATGAAGATGGGCCGTTAACATTTTCTGCCAGAAATCAAACTATTCGTTATCAAAAACAATTCTGGAAACTGAATAAAGATACTGACATTGAATTTACAACAACTGGAAATGATGCATCAAGCTGGGTAGAAGATGTCACTCATCTAGTTTTAATGGATGCTGACACACTGCGTCAGGAACTGGCGCTTCCGGATGGAGCCTGGCTGGTAGGACTGGGTGATTTTACGCTGGGTGAGATACTGGCTCAGAAAATTTTCATTATTGTCATTACTGGACAGTCGAATGCAGTCGGTGCAAATAGCGGGGGGCCTAATCCGGCAAGCGATAAAATCGTTATCTGGGATGGTGCTACGGGCGATTGGGGAAGCAGTGATTATACCCGGCCACCTTTATCACGTTCCAGCCCGAACGGGAACGGCGGTAACAATAATATCGCTCTGGCGTTCGCACATCGCCTGGTTGATGAGTATAAAGCCGAAAAGGTTTACATCATCTACGATGCCGCTGGTGGTCGTTCGATTGAAGATTGGACTAGCGATGGCGTTAATTCTGTTCGCTATGCTGCGATTAAAAGTAAAGTTGAATCGGCATTCATGTCACCTGAAATTATAGCCACAGGAAAAACTGATATTGATTTTCTGGTATTTGCACAGGGTGAAGCGAATGGCCTGACGGATACCGTTACGGATTATCGAACAAAACTTGCGACACTGGATAAACAATTTCGTGCAGAAAGCTGGATGTCTGATACCACACCGATGTTTATCATGGGTATGAGCGGATTACACATGCGCTACCAGGTCTGGCAAGCGCAGGTTGACTACTGCGAAAATTACAATCGCAACTGCATCTATGTGAACTCTGCAGGACTAAAGACACAATACGACGTTGATGGTGCGGGAGATTACACGCACTGGCTGGGTACATCCCTTTGGGAACATGGCTATTATCGAATCTGGCAAGCACTGCATGAACGCGGGGTCACACACCGCCATACTCTTGCAGCGTTCTCTGCCCGGGGGGCGGGTCCGTGGAGTGGTGAGGCCGTCGCGCTGGCAAAATTTTCGAGCCTGGTAAGTGCAGGCTCCACGACGGGTGATTTTCCGGCAAACGGCCCTGCTGCGTCGCACGCTATTCACTGGGGTTATCAATGTACAGCTGCAAATAATGCGCTTGCTGGAGGGTATCAGGTAACGATGGAGTCCGGTGCGAATTATTCTATAGCATGGGGCCGCCTGAATATGTTTGCTGCCCAGGCGCAAAACTCAGCAGCTTTCGGTTACGGCAATACCATTAATGCTCCCTACGCTTTTGCCGGAGGGAGAGGACATACAATCGCAGATCCTTACTGCGCGGCACTTGGCGGATTCTCTGAATACAAATCCTCGCTGGCAGATCCTGTAAGGTTCCAGGTTGGCATCGGTAAGGCTGAGGCTTCGCCAAAAACCGGTTTTGCCGTCTTTGAATCAGGGCGCGCTCTGTTTTCAGGTAACATCGATTTCAGGACAGACAATGCTTTCTCTGTTGGAACGCCAGGCGCCCGCGCGTCAGTTATCTATGCGGGTACTGCTGCAATCAACACCTCTGATATAACGACGAAAAAATTACGTGGAGTATTAACCGATGCTGAATTACGGGCATGGGCTAAAGTGCCGCCGACAATTTATCAGATACTGGAATCACTGAATGAAAAAGGTGAGGACGCGCGGCTACACGCAGGGCTGATTGCACAGGATGTTGCTACGGCGTTTGAATCTGAGGGGCTGGATCCGCGCCGTTACGCGTTGTTCTGTGAAGACGAAATATTCGAAGAAGTATTCGAACCTCAAATCAGGACTGTTTCACGTCAGAAGCGTGGGCCGGGAGTTATCAGGGAGTCCGGTATTGTTGACGGCGTAGAAGTTACGGTCGAGCGTAGAGTCGAAGACGCGCTTCAGTACAAGCTTGTTAATGATGAGTTCGTGCCCGAGATTGAAGAAGTGGAAGAGACAGTGATGATTCCGGTTCGAAAGTCAGCCGGGCTACGCCTCGGTCTGCGTTATACAGAATGCCTTATTTTTGAAGCGGCTTATCAGCGCTCTGTCAGCACTAAGCTGGCGGCTCGCCTTGATGAGCTTGAGATAGGGAGGGCGTCCTTAAATCAGTAAAAGACCATCTGTTCCCGCACCTTACTCAGCCAGGTGCGGGAACAGTGATAGCTAAAATCCAACCTGAGAATGGTCGGGAACTACTCAGAAAGCAGCCACATATCAGCCTCTTCAAACATTTCCTGAACAGTACGGCTTATCTGTTCTTTCTCATGCTTGCTGGCGTCAGTGTTGATAGCCGGCAGTGTCATCATCGGTTTAACCCGAACATCAGCATCGGGGAAGATCCGGTGAACCCTCTTGGTCAATTCGCCCAGAATGATATCTTTTGCACCGGGCAGGCCATCAAAATTCCTTTTGTCATAAACGAGTTCCACGAACATTGCTTATTGCCTCTTTACTGGATGGGTATACAGTATTTATACTGTGTTTTTATCCAGTATTCAAGAGGGGCTAATGATGCCACGACGTAGCGATATTGAAATAGCCTGGCATGCTTCGATACAGCGAGAACCGAATGGCCGGAAGACTGTCACCACACAGCGGTTTGTCCAGGAACTGGGTAAGGTTAACTGGCACTGGACGCTGAAGCAGGCCAACGATTGGATAGAATGTTATGTGACAACATTCCGCGATGTCTCCACGCAGGAAGGCGAGAACCGAACCTTTCAGCTGTTCAATCCAAACGGAGGACT